CATACATTAACGCAGCCGCATTGATGCAGTCGCTTGAATCCTTCAACTTCCTGAGCTACAACGTCAGGCGCATGGGAGAGGATCAGAAGGACGGCGGCCACGTCAAGATCATTGACAACAACAATGAACACAGCCTGACCGCGACACTTCCGGACGGGTCCTTCTTCATTCGGGCGCTGGCCGCGAATCCGGATGCACAGGATTCTTTGAACTGCAATATCGCGATCCTCGACGAAATCCACGCCTTCAAACAGCCGAAACAGTACAACCTTTTTAAAGAGGCCATGAAGGCGTACACGAATAAGCTCCTGATCGGGATATCCACGGCCGGAGATAATGAGCAGGGATTTCTCGGTACGAGGCTAAAGTATTGTCGTCAGGTTCTCGATGGCACAGTGGAAGACGAACAGTATTTCATTTTCATCTGCTGTGCGGATCCGGACGAGGACGGCGAAATCGACTATACAAATCCGCGAGTCCATGAGATGGCGAATCCTGCGTATGGCGTGACGATCAGACCGGAAGAGATCCTGAACGACTCGCTGCAGGCAAAGAACGATCCGCAACAGAGGAAAGACTTTTTTGCGAAGTCGCTGAACGTCTTCACAACGGCGATCAAGGCATACTTCAATATCGAGGTATTCCGCGCGTCTGATGCGCAGTACACATGGACTTTTGACGAGCTGTCGAAACTACCGATCAACTGGTATGGCGGCGCGGACCTGTCCAAGGTCAACGACCTGACAGCGGCGTGTCTGTACGGCACGTACAAGGACGTGGACATCATCATCCCGCACGCTTTCTTTCCGGTTGCGGAAGCGGCGCGGAAACAGGACGAGGATGGCATCCCGCTTTACCAGTGGCTCGATGAGGGCTGGCTGACCATGTGCAACGGTCCGACGATCATCATTGCCGATATCGTCGACTGGTTCTGCATGATGCGTGAACGCGGGTTCAAGATAAAACAGGTCGGACATGACCGGAAATTTGCAGGGGAAGAATACTTCCCGCTGATGAAAAAAGCGCGGTTCTCCATCGTGGATCAGCCGCAGCTGTACTATTTAAAATCACAGGGATTCAAACACATTGAAAAAGCCGCTCTTGATGGGCGGCTCTTCTATTGCCATTCATCCGCGTATGAGTATTGCGTGGAAAACGTCAAGGCGCAGGCCGGTGTCGACGATGCGATCATGTTCGAGAAGATTTCGCCGACGCACAGGATCGACCTTTTTGATGCGTCGGTTTTCGCGTGCATCCGGATGATCAAGGCAATGGAAAAGAGGAAGGCAGCACAGGCGTGGTGGGGCGATGAGTAGAAAAGGAAAGAAAACACAGGTACGGGCGGATACGAAATGCAAATTCGCACTGTCTCTCAATCAGGGCGACATCTGCGTGTCGGGGTATACGTCCCTCGATCATAATCCGGAGATCATGACGGCGTGTCGGAAGATCGCGTCCCTGATCGGAGCGACGACCATCCATTTGATGGCCAATACCGCAGACGGGGACGTCAGGATCGTCAACGAGTTATCCAGGGCGATCGACATCGATCCGATGCCGAACATGACGCGCTCGAGCTGGATGGAATTCATCGTCATGACGCTGCTGCTCTATGGGAAGGGCAATGCAATTGTCCAGCCGCATACGTGGAGCGGTCTGCTGCAGAGTCTGGAGCCGATCGCCGCGGATCGTGTCAGCTTCGTGCCGGAAGGCCGGCGAGACTATCGCGTGCTGATCGACGGAGTGGCGAAGCGTCCGGACAGCGTGCTGCACTTTGTCTTTAATCCGGATAAGCATTATCCGTGGATGGGCAGAGGCGTGCACGTGTCCCTGAAAGACATCGCTGACAATCTGAAGCAGGCATCAGCGACAGAGAAAGCGTTCATGTCGAGCGAATACAAGCCATCAATCATCGTCCGCGTGGATGCACTGACCGAGGAGTTTTCGTCTCCGGCAGGACGGCAGAAGCTGATCGACAGCTATGTCAAACCGGCAAGCGCGGGAGAACCGTGGATCGTTCCGGCCGATCAGATCGAGATCGAGCAGGTCAAGCCGCTGAGTCTGTCTGATCTGGCAATCAATGACAGCGTCCAGCTCGACAAGCGTGCGGTGGCTGCCATCCTCGGAGTTCCGCCTTTTGTGGTCGGTGTCGGGGATTACAAGCGCGATGAGTGGAATTACTTCATCCAGTCCACGATCATGCCGATTGCGAAGGGCATTGCCTCGGAGATGACCAAGAAGCTGATCATCAATCCCGCATGGTATCTGACGTTTAACATCTGGAGTTTGTACGATTATGACATGACGCAGGTGTCGAACATCCTGCTGGCCGGAGCTGATCGCGGATACGTCAACGGCGATGAGTGGCGCGGAAGGCTTCATTTGTCACCGGTAGGGCTGAAGGAATACAAGGTGCTCGAAAACTACATTCCTTACGACATGAGCGGCGATCAGAAGAAACTTGTGGGGAACGACTAATGCTGATCTGCGAGAAGGCTTATATCAGGAAAGACGACAAGAGACGGATGATCATGTGCCGGGTGTCCGGAATGGTTTGTGCTCACGTTTACTATTGCGACGTGGTCAATCGCTTCCGGCAGAAACCGAGCGCGGCAAATTGTCCGGGGAGGGAACAGACATGAAGATATTAAAAGACATCCCGACTACTTATGAAACAAGGGAAGACGGCGACAATTTAATCATCGATGCGTACTTTGCTGTGTATAACAGCAATTACGATATAGCGCCCGGCATGAGCGAATCAATCGCTCCGGGGGCTTTTGCAAACTCACTCAGCGGAGATATCCGCGCACTGATCAACCACGACACTACTCTGGTTCTTGGTCGAACCACTGCGCACACGCTAGAGCTGCGTGATGACTCGCATGGCCTTTTTGGATCCGTGATCATCAACCGAGAGGATCAGGACGCCATGAACGCATATGCAAGAGTCAAGCGCGGCGATGTGTCACAGTGCTCTATCGGCTTTGAAATCGTCAAAGAGGATACCGACATCCGCGATGACGGAAGTATGCACTGGACGATCAGAGAAGCGAATCTTGCAGAGTGCAGTCTTTGCACTTTCCCTGCTTATCAGGAGACAAACGCCAAGGTGCGAGCAGAACAGCGTGACGAGATCCTCAAGCGCGAACTGGACGCGTGGCGCGAGAAAACCAAACGGAGGTTATCAAATGGCACTCAGAGCACTGATGCTGAATAAGAAACTGAAGGACGCGAGGAGCGCACTTCAGGCACTTGAACAGGAGGCGGCCGAGTTTGAAACACGCGAAGCCGAACTCGCTGCAAGTATCGATGAAGCTGCCACCGATGAAGAGAAGGCAGCTGTGGAAGAAGCGGTTTCCGAGTTTGAAACGGAAAGATCCGCTCACAATGAAAAGAAAACCGCTCTTGAAAAGACCATCGAGGATCTGGAGAAGGATCTGGCCGAGGAAGAGAGAGCACAGGACACAGATCCGGTGAAACCGGAAGAAAGGACAGCAACCGCTATGCCTATCACGAAAAGATTTAACGACATGAACTATGAAGAGAGATCCGCTTTCGTCCAGCGCGAAGACGTCAAGAACTACCTGACCGAAGTCCGGTCCTGTATTGCTGAAAAGAGAGCACTGACCAATGTCGGCCTCACGATCCCGGAGGTCATGCTTGGACTTCTCCGCGAGAATATCATGGACTATTCCAAGCTGTACAAGCACGTCGCAGTTCGCTCGATCTCCGGCAACGGCCGTCAGGTCATCATGGGAACTGTTCCGGAAGCTGTGTGGACGGATTGCTGCGCGAACCTTAACGAACTGAGCCTGACCTTTAATGACGTCGAAGTCAACTGCTGGAAGGTCGGCGGATATTTCGCGGTCTGCAACGCTAATCTGGAAGATTCCGACATCAATCTGGCTGCGGAGCTCCTGACAGCACTCGGTCAGGCGATCGGTCTCGCACTCGACAAGGCGATCCTGTACGGCACCGGCACAAGGATGCCGCTCGGAATTATGACCAGACTGGTCCAGACCGCAGAACCGGAAGATTACCCGGCAACGGCTCGTCCGTGGGCAGATCTGCATACGTCCAATATCAAGACGCACGCGGCGACTGTCACGGGTAAGGATCTGTTCGTGGCCATCGTTGGCGATTCCGGTGCAGCCAAGAACGCTTATTCCCGCGGCGGTAAGGTCTGGGTCATGAACGAGACCACATACACGACTCTGATGGCTGAAGCGGTCAGCGTCGATGCGAACGGCAATATCGTGTCGGGCGTGGCCGGAACAATGCCGGTCGTCGGCGGCGTGATCGAGGTTCTCAACTTCGTGCCGAACAACGTCATAATCGGCGGATACTTCGACCTGTATCTGCTCGCTGAAAGGGCAGGCCAGAAGTTCGCGACATCCGAGCACGTGAGATTCCTGCAGGATCAGACGGTCTTCAAGGGCACGGCCAGATACGATGGCCAGCCGGCAATCGCTGAAGGTTTCGTGGCGATCGGTATCAAGGGCACGACACCGAACGCGACAATGACATTCGCGGCGGACAGCGCAAACCCTTGATAAGCCCTGTCCTCGGGATGGCGGCACGACCAGATACGGGCGGGAATGACTCGCCCGATCTGTCATCAATGACCAAGGCGCAGCTGCTTGAATACGCCGAGGGCGAGGGCATAGAAGGATTAACAAGCCGGATGACCAAGGCCGCAATAATAGAAGCTATAGAGGGGTGACATCATGCTGGAAATGCTAAAGGTCGACCTGGGGATCACGACAAATGCATATGACTCACGGCTGACTCAGTATCTGGCAAGCGCCAAAAAGATGATCAGCCGAGAGGGCGTGTTTCTGGACGAGAACGATTCGGAAGACCAGCAGCTGATCGTGATGTATGCGGGCTGGCTGTGGCGACGCAGAGATACCGGCGAAGGGATGCCGCGGATGATCCGGTGGGCACTTAACAACAGGATCTTCGGCGAAAAGATGGGTGGCTGACATGGATGAGGATGACGTTTTAATCCTGATCGCTCAGACGTATGCGAAGGATGCGCGGGGCGTAATGCGACCGACAGAGGTCCAACGTCCCGTGTTTTGTAAGAAAACAAGCGCCACGCAGCGCGAGTTTTTCGAAGGTGGCCGCAACGGCCTGAATCCGGAGTATGCGTTCACGGTTTTCCACGGCGATTACGAAGACGAGCGCGTATGCGAGTATAACGGGCAGCGGTACGCGATTTACAGGACGTACCGCAGAGATTCTGATTACATCGAACTGTACGCGCAAAGAGAGGGCGGCACTAATGGCACGGTATAAAAAGGTGACGATCGAGAATCTCGATTCCGAGATCAAACTCGCACTGCAAGAGGCTGCGGAAGAAATCGAGAACGACGTCGGGACGATCATCAAGACGACCGCGAAGAAGGGTTCAATGGCGCTCAGAAGCGAGTCGTACAGCCTTTTTAAGAATTCGAAGAAGCTGAAGAACGGCCGGTATGGATCCGGCTGGACTTACGCCTACTTTCCGAACAGGATCATGCCGTCCGCCAAGATCTTCAACTCGAAATATCCCGGTCTCGTGCATCTCTTGGAAAAAGGTCATGCGAATCGTGGCGGCGGCCGTACAGAAGGCCGTCCGCACGTCGCACCGACCGAAGACTTGCTGTATACCACCATCCAACAGGAGCTCGCCAAGCTATGACATATGAGCAGATCAGTGAAATGCTGGCACAGGTCGGCATCCCATACGCCTATTATCAATTCCCTAACGACAGCGGCCAGCAGCCGCCTTTT